AATATCAGCAGCTACTAAAGACCTAAATGTTGGCGCCGCTGCGCTGCCCGAGGTAGGGCCGCTAAGAATAGCATTTGCACTTCTTGTGTCGGTCTTATTAAAGAAACCGCCACTTCCTCCAATAACTATTATTGAACTTGCTTCCCCTGATCCATTATCTCCATAGCCGTAATAAAGTTTTAAGTCACCTGTATTTTCATTAAAGGCTAACTCTGAAGGCGCCAAAGTAGAAGGCGCACCCGCCGCACTACTAGATGCCCTTTTTTTGATTCTGATTGTGTTAGCCATTGTCTAAAATGATCCTCCGAAAACGAGTTTTAAACGGGTTACGTCGTCGTCGGCTTTGAACTTGCCGGCACTACTGTCATAATAGACAACGCTGCCATTAACCTTTGCCGAACTATCTAAATCAAAATCTGATGTTGCGCCTTGTGGCCCTTGCGTCGCGACAGTAACAACAGTTGCATCACCTTCATCAACGGTGACAGTGTTTTTAGTTTCTGTGATATTTACTTGTGTCATGTCGTTGTGTACCCCTCATCACACGTTACTACGCCTTCTAAATAATATTCTTTTTTACCGGAGGCATTAACTAACAAGACATCGTAATATGATTTATCAGGTAAGATAGTTGTTTGATCGACTGACAGAGAAATATCTATTGTCCCCGCTGCCCTATTGGTATAAGCAACAGTCCAATCAGCGTACTTCTTGGTGCGATTTTGATTCCAGCTTTGCACCGCTGCACTCCAATTCGTAAGGTTAATTGCAGTACCGCCAGAATCCTTGAAAATTAATTGAATCGAATGATCAGACCGCCGTTGAACGGTCATGTTATACGTTCCCGGTCCTATAGCCATTTGCTATGTCGGCTTAGTAATTTCTATATTTAGTTTAGCTGCCTATTATGTGGCCACTTTCTAACTATATGGACTCGTCCCTAAAATATCGGTATCCCATTGCGCTTTTAAAGCATCAGTATCAGAAGCCGAAGCAATTGCTGAATCTGCTGGTGCATCTCTTAATGCTTGTTTCTTCGCGACAATATCTGTAGTACTTGCACTTGTTTCTTGTGCTTTTTGAAATTCAACATCTAACTCAGCAAGTTTAGAAACCCTTGCTTGTCTGATGTTTTCTTTATGAATTGTTTTGGCTTTCGCCATGTCTATTCCAAATCCCATATCTATTAAGGGGTAAATGTCCAAGAATTACGGAAAGACCTATCAGTCGGAATTTCCGATTTATCTACGATTGTAGCGGTCTTACCACTAGGAACATCTTTGTCTCGGATTTGCTCAAGAGTTAAAGGGCATTCATCCGCAGGAATAACAATGCAGACATTCCCGTCATCATCTGTGTAAATAATACGTTTGTCAGAGTTGGCCATGATGATTCTTAATTTATGTTGATTTGAACGACTTTAAGTGTTGACATTAATTAGCACCTCCTACTACAGCAACCCCAACATAAGGAAAATCAGTTGCATTAGAAGTTCTTGAGGTTCTAGATATAACTCTTACTCCTCCTGTTCCTAAGTAATTACTATCAGCAGCAGAGTAAGATAAGTC